TGGCGCACATCGTTCCTAGTTGGCAGCTTCTCATCTACTTGAAGATGTGTGACATCGTAAGCAGCATACGTGGGGATGGTGGGAATAACGATACCGACCTGGAGTGTATGGCTGAACTTTTAAGGACGACAATGGCGATGAGTTCCTATCGTAGTGCCGGAATACCTCTACGTGGCAAGACAGCATGGGATAAACTCCAGAAGAGCGGAAAACCTAGAATTGCAGTAAGAATGCTCATTGGTCTTTCCGGTTCCGGTAAATCAACCTATGCAAAGAGATTTAGTGATAGTGCTTATGCAAATAACTTTGAGAATTGTGTTGTAATAAGCCGTGACTCTATTCGTGAGGAACTTGGTTTCTGTAATGAGGGTGATAAGGTCATCCTTGATGCAAGCCAGGAGAAGAAAGTATCTGATGTATTCAATTTAAGGCTGGTTCAAGCAGCAAAGGAAGGGAAGGACATTGTAATCGACAATCTTAATCTTAAGAGAAAGTATCGTGACGCTTATAAGAACCTCTTGAAGGACTTCAATGTTGATTGGTACTATTATTATATATATGCTGACAATATATCAATCAATCTTGAAAGAAGGGATGGTGTGATGACGGAAGAGATATTGAAGAATATGATTATGAACTTTGACTGGCCAACACCAGATGAATATGATTACTTTGAAATGTATAACTCAAGCAAAAATGATAATGTAAATGAAAGCAAAGATTAAAGAAACTGGTGAGGTTGTTGAAGGCGTTCTCTGTGAGGGAAAGTACTTTGACAAGAAGATAAACAGAGCTGCTTGGAGGCGTTATCCCATCGACCAAGTGGAAATTTTAGGGGAAAATGAAGAAAATGATGAAAAAAATTGTTAAAAATTTTGTTTTTTAAAAAATCCTTTGTATATTTGCACTGTTAAAATGATTTATTAACCTTAAAACACTTGAAAATATGAACGATTTCGTAAAGACAAACACAATGGACGCAGGCGTAAACGGCGCAATGACTGAGAATGGTGCAGTCTCTTATTCAACAATTGGAACAACACTCCTTGACCAGTTTGGCAAGGCTGGTGCTTTCCGTGGTCGTAGCATCAATGAGGTGTGGAATGACCAGTTGAAGCTTTGGGCTGAGGACCCTGAGATGGCATTGAAGTTCCCATTCTACCTTAGAATGATTACCCGCCAGACTAATGTTATGGGTAAGGGTAAGACTGAGAAGGTACAGAAGGGCCAGGGCGCACGTGATGAAGCATTCAAGAGGCTCCTTTGGGTTGCGAAATACCACCCGGTAGAGTTCTACCGTAACTTGTGGTTGCTCCCAATCATTGGTTCTTGGAAGGACCTGTGGGTTCTCTTGTCTTTCGAGGGTGCTGACGAGTATCTTAAGAAAGAGGAATTCTTTAAGGTTATCGCTGAGGGCATCGGCGATGCCGATAACAAAGACCTCGTTAAGAAGTACCTCCCTAGAATTCGTTCTAACAGCAAGTGTAAGACAGAGTGGGCGAAGAAGACCAATACCCTTGCAAAGGAATTTGCTAACAGGGTTGGTTGGGATTATAAGGAGTACCGTTTCTTTAAGACTACGGGAAGAGCCCATAAATTCCAGACGTACATTTGTCAGGGTCTCTATTCAAAGATTGAGTGGGGACACATTCCAGGCAAGGCCCTCCTGAACCTTGTTACCGGAAAGTTCCTTGATAGACACAACCTCACTGAGGATTATATCAAGTGGCTTGAAGAGCAACCAGTTGCGAAGTTCAATGGTTATCCATTTGAGCTTGGCGCTAAGGTTGGCTGGAATCACGAGATTTCATTGGCACAGAAGATTACCATCGACAAGCAGTTCAAGAATCTCATTGAAACCGCAAAGAAGGATGGTACTCCTATGAACGGAAACGTTCTCTGTGCCCTCGATACGTCTGGAAGTATGGCATCACCTATTTCATTTGACACCAACATTTCTGCATACGATGTATGCGTATCTCTGGGAGTTTATTTTTCTGAACTTAATCAGGGGGCATTCCATAATGTCGTTGCAATGTTTGATGACACTTCTGAACTTCTTACATTGAAGGGCGACTCATTCTGCGATAAACTTATGCAGATTAGGAGAGCTAGGACCGCATGGGGTAGTACAAATTTCCAGAGCATAATTGATATGCTGGTTCTCACACGCAAGATGCACCCAGAAATTGCACTTGAAGATTATCCAGAGACAATCTTGGTAGTATCTGACATGCAGTTCAACCCAACTGATAGTTGGGGCCACAAAGGTAACGTCATTGCTGAGCAGTCAAATTATGAGGCTGCCATGAGCAAACTCCGCATGGTATTCCCGGAGGAGTACGTTAAGAAAGTGAAGATTATATGGTGGTTCTGCACTGGTCGTCACACAGCAGATTTCCCATCTACTATGGATGATGCTGGAACCTATGTAATTTCAGGTTATGACGGAGCAATCGTTAGCGCAATCCTCGGAGGTGAGGTTAAGGTTAATGAGAAGGGTGAGGTCATTCAGCCTACAATGCAGGACATTGTGAATGCTGCATTGAATCAGGAAGTACTCTCGTTGGTTTCCTAATTGGAAACTGTAG